TTTCTGCGTTTTGACCATCTCTGATCTGTTCTTCTTTAGTCGTCATTATTTTCTCCTAACTGTTTGATTCTATCTGATACATAATCAGGTATAGTTATTCTCCCAGCGAGATATCCTCTCATTCGATTAGCAGGTATGCCAGTCTTATTAAATATCTCATTGATAGAAATTCTGTTTTTTAATAAAAAATTTTGTAATTGTTTATTATTCAACCAAGTTTTCCATTCCTAGTTTTTTTTAAAACTCCTCTGCCCATAAGAACATCGGCTTGAGTTACTTTTCCATCTTTGTTTAAGTCAGGAAAAGATTTTTTCTTTTTATTTTTTTTCATCATGATCTTGCTACCTTCTTTGCTCTTGCAGATAAATCTTTGAAGTGAACAACAGGTTTCGATGTTTTGCTGTGTGTCTTGCCTGTATGAATTTGTCCATTGGGCATTTTATGCACATTCCCTTTAAACTCTTTGCCTGTTTTAAAATAATGTTTGGTTTTAGCACCCATTAGCACTTGCCCTTGCCTTTGCCTTTTTTACCTTTCTTGTGTTTCTTTCCATACATAATATTTCTCCTAAAATAAATTTAATATCTCTTGCATGTTATTGCTTACAAGTGCAAATACAATGACTGCACCATAAACAATATACTTAAATCTAAATATCTCAATCTTTACATCTCGCATATCTCTCTCGATATGTTGCAAATGATTATTCTTAATATCACTTATATCTTTTTTGATAATTTCGATTTCGAGATTGAGTTCGTTTAAGTCTTTCATGCTAGTGGCAACTTTTTACGTTTTGGATAAGTATTAAGTGCAATAGCTACTGCTTGTTTTTGAGGTTTACCTTCTTTTTTTAATATCTTAATTTTTTTTGATATTAATTTACCTCTACTTATTTTGCTGTAATCAGGTTTATATTTAGGATATGCCATTAGGTCGGCCCTATTCCTATAGGTCTGTTTTGCACAGCTTCAAGAGCAAGTTCTTGTTCGTTAAGTTCAAGTTGTGATTTTTTAATTTCTAAGTCTTTATTTTTAAGTGCTAGATTTACAGCAGCTTCTTCTTGTTTAAGTTTTAACTCTTGTGCTTTTATTTGTGTTTCAATCTCTAATTCTTTAGCTTGTAGTTGTAATTTTTGTAATTCAACCTGTGCTTTTTGAGCTTGTACTTTTTCCTCAACAGTCGGTTGTGGTGGTTGAGGTGGTGGCATCATTTGTGGATTAGATACAAACATATCTGAGTTTTTATATCCTGATTGTGCAACAAATTCACTTACTGCATTATATATATTTTGTGGTGTAACAAGTGATCCCATAGCACCATTTTGTATCAATCCTTGCATGATATTCATAATACTGCTCATTGTTTGCATTTTGCTTTGTTGTGAGCCACTTCCTACACCAACATTTACAGTACAATTTAATCTATCTTTCCATTTGCTAGGATCTATGGGTACGAATCTATTATTCAAAAATACTATTTTTTCTCTATCTTCGTATCTTTGCACTAATTCATATATACATCTAAACACATCTTTGATTCCTGTTTCAGCAAATATACGAGCAATTAACTCAGTTCTTTGCATAGCTGACTCTGTTGCTGCTGAGATTGCACCACTAGTTACATGAGATGTTAATACATCAGGATTAAGTCCTTGCGTCATTTTAGATACCCCTGATCTTTCTTCTCTTACTTGATCTAGATATCGAACCATATTGAAAGCATCAGGTGATATTTGTGGTGTCGGCAAGGGTGTTACTGCACCTGGTGCTCTCATTCTGACTATTCCACCTGGCCTTGATGTAAGCAAATCATCTAACTCTACTTGTCCTGCAAGAACTGCATACCTTGCATTATTAGTTAAATACATATTATCAAGTATATTTCTAACTATTGTAGATTTAATTAACTGTATGTCTTTGACTGTATCAGCAACTGACATGCCATAAAACTTATGAGGTATCGGTAAAGGACATATTGTTGAAAATGGTATATATTCAATCTCTACATTTTCAAGTATTTCATTACCACCTTTAGTAATTTTTCTTAACTCTGCAATACCATCGCCATCGAAATCAATATGAGTATAACATTCATCTAACCATATTTGCCTATTTGCACCTGAACCTTCATCAGGTGGTATTGCGTCATCATCGTAGCTAAATCTTGCAAGTCTTTCCTCATTATATTCAGCTTGTGATTGAGAATAACTTGGCATATTTTCTACAATTTTAGGATCATATCCTTCTAAAATTAAATCACTTACTGATTTTTTTACTCTATGACAAATAAATTGTGCAGTATGTATATCAACTGCTCTCCTTGATATTAAAAATTCTTCAGGTGGAACAGCAACAACTTTAACCTGTCCACTTGTTTTTGTTCTTTTTGCTTTCAAAGCATGGCTTATAATTTCAGGACTAACCATCATGCCATTTTCATCTAATTGAGCTTCTTGTATTTGTGTTTCTGTGTGTTCTAAAACTTCAAGTTCATCATTAGCTAATACTGCTTGATATTCAATCTCTGTAAGATTTTCATAATGTTCAGTAGATACTTCAGTTTTTTCTTCCCAATAATGCTTTACAATACCTGTTTTGCTAATAAGTGCATCTTTAAACACATCGTATAGGACTTTAAAACCATTGTTTTGCCTGTTAAATACATAGTTTACATAATCAGTAGCTTGTTGTGCCATTTGCACATCTTCAGGGCCTTGTGGCTCAAATTCAGCTATATTGTTATGAGTTGTAAAAATACGCATAAGACTTGGCATAATATACTCAACAGTATCTCTAACATCAGTTGTTACAATTTCTGATCTGCCATCTATCTCATTACCAAATTTTTCTCCAAGATAATACTTCATATTGTCCTCTCTTTGTCCTGAGAGTTCACTATTCATATGTCCTGTGGCTTGTTCTATTTCTTGAGATAATTTTGATGCTAATTCATCTTCAGTCATTTTTTTTGGTTTTTTTGCCATTCTTTGCCTTTGGTTTTTGTGAATCTTTTTCTATTTGCTCAATCATAATCAAAGCATATTCTATTTTTTCTTCTAACTCTTTAACTTTATGGGCTAATAATGTAGGAGATGTTATAAGTTCTGCCATTTTTATCTCCTAAACTATTGCGACATCAGGGCCTAGAGTACCTTTTCTATTCCACTTTGATGTTTCTGTTGTACTGTGTCTTAAACTCATAACCCCATATCTTGTAGCAGACATGAGATCATCTTTAATTTTTACTAATTTTCCATCTTTACGATGATATAACCTATACTCTTGAAACCAATCATATAGGGTATTGAATACTTTAAATCTACCTTGTTCCATACGAGTAAGCATTTCCATCAACCCTGCTTCAACACTATTGCCACCTTTTTTCTCACCTAAAGCTGGTGGATTCTCAAAATGAAAAGGCAACATATTGACATGAGCTGTACGATACTGCTCGGCTAGAGTAATCCCACTACCTTTATCGTGTTGATAGCCATCATGTGGCCATGCTATAGGAATATAGTGTGAACCTTCTCTTTCGTTTATGTGAGTCGCATGATAATCAGGTGTCTGTTTAGACATCTTGTAGCAATCATAGATATAAACAATATCTTTATCTCTATCCCAAGCAATCCAAACTACTGCTGTTGGGTGGTCATAGCCAAAGTCAAGACCTGCAATCCTAGAAAAGTGGTTGGGTATGGTAAATGGATCACAGGTTAAAGTGTCCTCATCTATAGGGAATACTAACCCTGATCCGATCATTGGAACACCTTTTGATCTTAATTCTCTTTCATGTGGTGGTAGAGCAGATAAAATCTGTTCTTTCATATCATGAGTTAAATGTTCAGCATCTTCCCAACCTGCTGTGATTAATGCCTGTCCTGATCTCAAATCAGAAGTAAAGTTTTGCACAACCTCTGTCATACCTGATTCAGGTGTAAAAGTAAGATATACTTGTCCTTTTCTGTCGAGTGTCCTTGTTATACATTGAGAATATATATCTTGTGGTGGTTCTTCATCTAGCCAAATAAGGTCTAAACTCTCACCCATAAACTTCTCAGCACCCATTTCATAAGCTTTAAAGGCAACCCTAGACCAACCACCTGTTTTGTGTTTTACAAGGACTGATGAGTGTGCATTGGGAACACCAGGTTTCCTTGTCGTTTCTCCAATGAGATGTTTAGGAATAGAACCCTTTCCTTTATCTCTTGGGTTGTCAGGTTGCCCAAATAATTCTTTTTGACAGATATCTCTAGTGGTTTCATTACTCGCACCACACACCCATGCTTTGATGGGTTTATCAAACTTCTTGCCAGTCCACCATTTAGGGTACAATCCTGTTAGATGTGCTGACATTTCCATAGCACCCACATAGGACTTACCTACCCTATTTGCTGCCATGAGCAATCTTTGGTTAGATTCTGATCCTGCCTGATGAAAACTCTTTTGAAACTTATAGGGTTGATAGTAATTTAATTTATTCTCCTCTCGCCTTTTTTTAAGTGTTGAGAGGATCTCTTGTACTTGTATTGTAGACATAGCTATCCAACTTCATTATTGCCCTTTTTTAAAATTATGTCAATAAGCTAGATTGAATGGTGCAATATTAGATAATACTAATAGACTTAATATCCCCACCATAGTATGGATAGATATATATATATAATCATGCGTGTGCGTGGGGGGTTGTTGCGTGTGTACAATAATATTACGCATGTGCATGAGAGCAATTAATCGCTAATATACGGCACTTAGTCCAATTCATGCTAGTAAGTGCTATAGATCATTAATAGTGCGATTATAATATGCGTGAGAGTGCTAGAACATAAACTATTATTCTTCATGAAATCAAGTGCTAATTGTCTAATGGTAAGTAGCTAATAAATGATATGTTTATTGATCTATCTGTATATATGTACTTATCATAACAAGCCATTAAGAGTTATTGGCGACATTATTTATTATTAGACTAGACAATAAAAAACCCCCATATATTTCTACATGAGGGCTTTTTTTTACTTATTATTATTTATCTAATACAATTTCTTTAACTAACCATTGATATGAATATTTTTCTGATTTATTCGCATGATCGCAGAATTTATCAGCTAAACTTTCATCTGTGAAAATGTGCTTTTTATCACAGAAGATATTATCAATGTTTAATACTTCATTATCTTTATTTTTTGATAAAGATACTTGCATTACTGCATAATAAACAGATTTTTCTTTACTATCTGTAAGATTTTTAATTTTATCTAACATATGAGTATATTAAGACAAAATATCTTGATTGTCAAACAAATATATAAAAAAAAGACCTATTTTATGGAAAATAAGTCTTTTAATAGTTATATATGGTTATTTATTTACTTTCTATTTCTCTTATATATTTAGTTGCACAGTCCATACAAAACCAAGCATCAAGCATTGTGTTTGGGTTTTTTTCTTGCCATTCCTCTATCCTTTCATCTGAACATTCTAAAATTTCTAAAATATTCAGCATACCATTGTTATAGTCAAATATTTTCCCACATACATTACATTGTCTTTTATCTTCAATTTCTAGCTGATAATCTGTTATTATTTTATCTATATTCATTGTCTTTTATCCTCTGTTATATATGGTTATTTATTCATAATATTTAAAAAAATTATCTAATTTTCTAATGCTGTCTTGTAATCTTTTGAGTTCTGTCGCATGTTTTATGCCATGCTTTTTAGATATTTTGTTTAAATCTTGACTACTTAGCCATTGATTATTTTGTTTTTTGTCTTGTTTTTTCATAGTTCACCTCGTTTGAATTTTGCATAATCAGTATTATATAGTTTTTCTTTTTTGGCTTTAATTTTTAGATCATCATAATAATTATTTGCATCATGTAATAAAGTTTCATAATTATTAATATTTTCAAGTTTTATAATTAAAGAATTATCAAAGAATGCTAAATTTATATTATTTTTGTAATAATCTTCAATTATTGTCTTTTGTTTTTTGTTTAATTTTCTCATTGTTTTATCCTCTATTTATTAAATTAGGTTATTATTCGCATATTCTGATAATTTTCTAGATATATCAGAGTAATTATTTTCATTGATATTTTTACACAGTTTTATGGCTAATTGCTTAAAACTATCATCTTCCATCAACAAATCGAATATTGCTGTAGTTTCATTTTCTACATTACTTATTACACAATTTATTAAAAAATTTTTCATTGTTTTATCCTCTGCTTTCTTAAATATCTTAATATTTGTATGTCTTTATTATATTTGACAAGATCAAAAATAAATGTTTTTGGCTTGTTTTTTCTAATCTCGCCTCTTAAATGCTGAATTGTTAGCTCAATATCTAATGCGCTATTGGGTTGTATTAATCTGCTCATCTAAAAATCCTCAAATATAATTACATCATGGGTATCAGTTTCATATACTGAATAATCATATTCTAAGTCTTTAGCGTAACTTTCATAATCAAAATATCTTAATATGGCACTATCTTGACTATATGAAGATAACAAACAAGCATCTGCGTGTTGCTCTGCATATTCTTTAAAACTAGCATAACCAGTGTGATATGTTCTATCATCTAGTGATGATATATCTTCACTCGGGTACATTTCTTTAAATCCTTTAACAACCTCATAACCATGCTTTTCGATTGCATACATATAGTTTTCAATCTCGTCAATACTTGGATATTCCCCTAGATCAATAAAATTATCGTAATCATGTATTGCCCATTCTTCAGAATTAGGCATTTTTGAAGATTTCAACATACTATTAATTTCGTCTTGTATGTAGTTTTTGTCAAATTCCCAAACTTCTTCATCTTGGTATGGTTTTTTTGTGAGCAGTTTTATCCACTTACCATGCAAAATGCC